CCCTTGGCATCACGAGTAGTTACCGTATTGTTAGCTGGATCAAAAGATGCTCTTCTAGGCTTTGCCCTTCCCGACTGCGTCTCTGCTACGGACTCTTGCCCTGGAGTAAAGGGGCGGCTGCTGGCCCTACGTTTTCCGCTAGGATCTTTGTATGTTGCGGCNGACTCTCTTCCAGACTGAGTAGTATCAGAAAGGCCCTGCTGGAAACCAATAACAAATCCCTCTGCCGCTTCGTCTCCAACTCGTCGCATTCTTTCGGATGGTGACGATATTTCTAAGCCGTCCTCTGCCCCCTCTACAACCGCATCCAACACTCTAGAAGCCGAAGACTCTGATCTATTTCTTATGGCCTCTTCTTGTGGAACTCCGGAAGCTATGTCCGCTTCGGCAAATTCTGAAGAAATGTCTCTCTGGCTTCCGCCCCTATAAAACGAACTCTGTGGGGATCTTCCCGACGCTATGTTTCTTCCCGCTGGCCTAGAGCCTTGCCCTGGAGGAAGAATTGCCAGCTGCATGGCGTCCCCCCTGCCAGCAATTGCTGAAGACTCTAGCATTGCTTGGGCATAAATTGCTTGGGCATGTTGAACTAGTTGGGCTTCGTCCATTCCACTTGCAATCAGGGCAGCCATCTTTTCTTCTACTTCAGCAATCCTTCTCGTGGCTATAGTCTGTCTCTGTTCAGCAGAAACTGACTTATCTGTCATTGCGGACTCTGTTATTGCCTGAGCAGCTAGCTTTCTCATGTAATCAATGCGATTTTTGGTAGCATTGTTGTTATCGGCAAGAAGTTTTTGTGCCCTTCTGCTTTCTGCAGAAAGCTTTTCTAGCTCTTCATTGTGCCTATCTAGCTGACTTCCCTGCTCCCTTCTTGCCTGCAAAATCTTTTCTTCTGCTGCTGCTAGTTCATCTAAGGTCTTGGGGGCACCAGGCATATCAATTGAAGAGTACATTTGATTTCTACCCCTAGACTCACCAACAGCGGTTCCTCGATAAGTCTGNCCACTTGTCATAAGCTCTCTGTCGTCGGGCAGGGCAGCAATGTCTGCTAGCGTCATGATGCTAGTTTTTAGCTTTCCACTAGCGGCGTCAATCTCTCCGCCCATCTCTATTACTTCAAATTTTAGGTCGGCAGCCCCCTCCCCAAGAGTTTCAACAATCATTTGAATGGTTGACCTTAGTTCTCTGGGAGTAAAGCCGCTAATGTGAGAAGACTCCATGGCATTCGATCCACGGCTTCCAAACGCTTCTGCAAACAATCCATTCTTGTATCCAGGTATATTGTTGGATATCATTGCATTAATTAACGGAGCATATTTTTTAGCCATCTCTTTAGGAATAACAGCTTCTCCGGGAGTAAGCATTGCGGGAACAGTGTCTCCATTGCCGCTACCGGGAACACTAACAACTCCGTTGTTGTAGCCCTTTGCTCTCATCATTCCGCCGGAAGTAGCAATTGGACCCATAAATCCTCTTTGAGAGGATGCCGCTCTTTCGTAAGCTTGTCTTAATACATCAAGCGATCCTGCTTCGCCTGTGTAAGTTTGAATTAGTTTTTGATGAACTTGATCAAGCGATGCGGCTATTGAGGCAGACTCTAGCTGTTCAGAGTTCAAGTAGTTTGTTTGTTCTGCTAATACCTGGGAGCCGTTTCTAAATCTTTGGAAGAAGCCCATTACCGTGGCTATACCCTTTATTGTGCTGGCAATAAGGTTAGCCATCAAACCGATGGTCATGATTAGTACTGGNGCTATCCCCCCAATAACACCAATAAGAATAGTTACAAACTGCTTTCCACCGTCGCTTATTTCGTTAAACCTTTTAAGAAGCGTTGTTCCAAATTCAATAATTGGAGTAACTGCTTTAAGGAACTGTTCNCCGATTGGGGCCATTTGAGCCTGNAACTCTTCTACAGCTTTCCTAAACTTAGTTACAGCAGANTCTTCTACTCTTCCAAGCTCTCTGCTAGCCAGCTGNTGCAACTCTTTGGCACTCATGTTCATCAAGNTGAGTACTTCGTTTGCCTGACTTCCCTCGGTTGTGATGTTNTGGAATAGGGCAGACATTCTAGCAAACTGGAACTTGCCGAATAGCTGCTCGATAGCCCTTGACTTTTCTAGTGGATCTAAAGTGTCTAGGGCATAAGCCAGCTCCATAACTGTTCCACGCAAGTCTCCTGCGTTCTTGTTAACAATATCTTTAATGTTAATGCCAAGTTCGCCAAGCCTGTCAGTGGCTACTTGGGTTGGGTTAATTAGTCGTGCNAGAGATGACTTCAGTGCGTTAGCTGATTGACTAGCGTTAACGCCACCCTCGCGCATAGCCGTAAGGAAGAATGCTAGGTCTTCAACGTCTCCACCTAGCTGCTTAACAACAGAACCAGCCTTGGGCACTGCCTCGTTAAAGTCTTGAATTGAAAGGATGGTCTGGTTTTCTGCAGCGTTTAGGAAGTTAATTTTTTGAGTAAGGTCTTCAGTAGACACACCAAAAGCATTGGTAACCGATATGGTTGTGTCAAGAGCTTCCTGCTGTTCCATTCCACCNAGCACAGAAAGCCTTGTAGCTTCTCTTACTTGCGCTTCAAGCTCTTTGCCCGTGTTACCCATCTGAGCAACNTGAGCAGCCAGCCCAAGAGTTGCCTCTACCGCAATGCCGTACTTGGTAAACTCTTCTCCCAAAGTCNTCATGTCAGCAAGTGCTTTGCCGGTTTCTGCACTGGTAGTAAACAGATCTCCGTAGACTCTCTTAAACTTAATNGCTTGCTCTTCAAGCTTCATGAACTCTCTGGAGGCCACGGTTCCCATAATTGTTAGGGGGATGGTGAAACCAACCATAAGCTGACGTCCAGCCCACTGAGTATTCTTACCCCAGTTTAGAAGGTTGGTGGATCCTTGCTTGATAAGCTGATTAAACAATGCCTGCTTCTGAGCGGCAATTGCTGTTTGGGTTCCAAAGTTCTGAAGGTCTAGGGTGGCAGGTCTAACGGCAATAGCCTTCATTGCCCCGTTGGCGTCTCTACCTAGCTTTACGTATTGAGTCTGTAAATCCTTGACTCTTTCACGAGCCACCTTGTCGATGGTGGCAAACTCAGAGGTGAACTTTCTGCCAAAGCTTTTAGTAGAGGCTCCTGCGTATCTGTAATACTGGCCTAGGGATAGCTTATTTTTTTCTAGAGCGTTAGTAAATGACTCGGTAGTTGTTCTTACCGTTGTCATCTGAGCAGAAAACTTGCCAGTGGCGTTAATGCCATTGACAAGATTCTGCTGCATGTTTGCAGCTGATGCCTGAGCAGCCGCGCTGCTTCTAGACATGTCAGTGTAGAATCTAGAGAGTTGACTCTGAAGACTCTTAATAGCTGCCAATGCCTGAGTGGCATTTACATTAAAATTAATATTGGCATTGGTATCAGCCATGCCTTATTGCTCCTTAGCTGCTAGGTGTTTGTTGCAATGTTACCCACCTCAGACATGCTGATACCCGACGCCTCTTCAACAATCTTATATACCGTTGGAAGATCAATGTTGTCTTCCAAGATTTTAATATCGACAGCCAACTCAGGGTTGTACTGCTTCATAGCGATTTGTACACACTCCATGAGTAGGTTCATAGACTTGTCGTTATCGTCGGCTACCTTCGCAATCCCCTCAAACTTCTTCATGAAATCACGAAGTAGTGAAATCTTAAGGGGTCTTACATTTAATGTTGTACCGTCGATTAACGTAACGGTTTTAGTTTCATTTACAGTAGTTGCCATTTTTGCTTGCTTCCTTCCTAAAGGTACTATTAATTATAACATAGTGGACTAGCTAATTTTTTCATAATCAAGACCCATGCCTATGCCAAAGCCGTTCTGAGTGGCCTTGTGTCCCTGGTAAGAAAGAATGTCGTTGGGGTCTCCAGTCTGATTGCCACTAAAGACTCTTGCCTTCATTTGTTCCCATTTGTCTTGTTCGCTTTTACCGCTTTGCTGATCTAAGTCTACACCCTGGATTGCTGCTAAAAACTTTTTTTCTTGATAGTCTAAATCTCTTTTAGATCCTAGTGTCGATATGATTTCAGGCATTGACATAGATCTCTCTAACTCGTCATAGTCTTTCCAGATGCCAAGAAGAAAAACTTCTGACTCAATTGCGGCTAAGTCTAGATCGTCCCAAGTTGATCCGCTTTCGGTTGCCTGTTCTTTAATCTTTTCTTCTTGATCTTTTACTTTAATACCTGCAGCTATATCTATAATTTTATAGATTGTTGGCAGGTCAACGCTGTCTTCTAAATCTTCAATGGTTTTAATTGATGGATAGTACTGCTTCATTGCAATCCTTGCACACTCAGCCAGTCTTGAAACTGCTTCTTGATCATCTTCACTTGTTTTTACCAATTCAAAGGCGTACATAAACTCCCTCAAATACTTTAACTTGAGTGGGATTATCTCTATCTCTACGCCGTCAATTAAATAGATTGTATCTGTGTCATATACCTTAGTTGCCATACCCCTAGTATAGCAAAAACTGCCCAGGAAAACCTAGGCAGTCTTTGCTTATTAAGTTATTTTTTTTACTAGGAAGCCAAGCTAATTGTGCGGTCTACGAGCTTACCGTAAGAAGCATCATTGTTTGGAAGCAAACGGAATGAAACTTCGTACATTGTGGGCTCGTCACGCTTTGCGGAAACTGTGACATTCTCAATTGAGAGGGCACGGTAAGCGGCGTAAATCCGCTCAATTCCAACATCTGCTGCACCTGAACCTGGTCCAACTGCAACAAGACCACGCTCAACTGGGACATCACCGATGTCGCCAGCAGACATGTTCATAACTGGGTTACCTTCTGCAAACTCACCTGCGCCTGCTGTGGCAAGATCTGCATCTTTTCCAGCGATAGCGAATAGTAGGTTTTCTAGTGTTGACTCTGCAAACGCAGTATTCAGGTTAACCTGCATACCTTGCTTGTAAAGTTTTGCTACGTCAAGCAGCTGATCAACCTGAACCTCACCAAAGTCGGGCTGGAAAACAATTTCCAAACCATTCATGGTGTAGCCAACGTTGCGGTATTCGGCGTCATCTTGCAAGGTGTCCTTGTAAGTAACGTCTTCAACAACGTCGGGCAAATCGGCGTCAGTAAGCTCGCTTGCTCCTGCAGCAGGCTCATACGTGAAGAGTGCAGCTGCACCAACAATGATGTTTGCACTTGATCCGCGTGTATATGCCATATTTTTCACCTCTTCTTTCTATTGAAGTAGTAGGCGCGTTTCCTCAACTATAATTATACCAGCCTTTTGTAAACAGTTTAAGCTATAATGGAGGATACTTTGTATCGAAGTTTTCTGGTGTAGCATTAAAGTCTACGCTCTGATGATATTCGTAATCAATAATTATCTTGTTTCCGGCAACCACCTGTGCCGTGCCAAAGTCTATGATGTCTCTTGTTTCTTCTAGCTGAAACACCTTGAACTCATGAAAGTATATCGGATCAAACTCTGGCCCACCGGCCACTGGAATGTATAGACTGTTAGAGTCTAGCTTTGATCTTATCCAAGAGTTGACTTCTTCTGCAGACTCGTCCCCTCGATTTAAGAGGTCTGCAATTGCAGCCTGTGTTTCAATCATTGAGGCAATGTTTGAAGATCCCGACTGCTTGTAAAAATAGTAAAGCATTTGCTCACACTTGATATGAGGGAATGATCTGCGTCTCATCTTTAACATTCTTTCAAACGTTGCGATTGGAGCATCGCTTTCTGAAAATGAGGAGGTTATTGCTTCTAGCATTGTAGGAGAAGTTGGAATAAATCTTAGTGCCCCGTCAACAAAATAGGATGGTGACTCTGAGCCGTTTACGGCAAGGTATCTAGGCACCATTTCAGAAAGATAGGCATTAATAAATACTGCTGGATTACTCATTGGCATTATCGTTTTCTCCTTAACATCCAATTATATCCTGCAGATATTCCTGCAGATCTTCCGCTGTTCTTTCCCTTGTTTAGGTTTTTCTTAAAGGGCGTGGGGTCCTCTAAATGATCTAGGATACCGCTAGCTCTCAAAAAGGACTGACTAAAGTATTGCTGAAAAAACTGATCGAAGACTCTTTCGTATGCACCCTGCACGTAATCTCCACCTGGATCTTTAATTGTCACGGGCCCCTTTGTGTAAACCGTTTCTCCGCNTTCCTCAAACCGAAGAACGCTTGCAGCTATTGGCCTGATTGTTACCGGAATGCCATTCTCCATAATTTCTGCCTTGTTATAAAAAGGAACCTTTGAACCCTTCTTTATTGTCACAGACTGCCTAAAAGAAGAGTTAAAGGATAGGCCCCTGTTGCTGGCTACGTACTCAATGTCGAATAGTCTTGCTTCTGGACTTCCAGTGTTGTACCATTCATACACGTGGTGCAAGGACATTGGGTTTAGCCTGGCACTAATGTCAACAAAGTCTTTAAGGCCTTCCACAACAAGCTTTCCGATATCTTGCATTAAAGCTACCTTACCCCTATTTGCACCATCAATAAAGCCGAGAGAATACTGAACGATATTATTCATATCTTTTGCAAACTTGTCGGAGTCTATTGTTACTGCAACTACCACTTAAAACAGCCCCTGGTTTTCTGTTCGTCTCATTACTAGTCTGTAATGCTCGACCGTGTTGAAGGGGCCGACAAAGGGTTGCTGAGTAGCTATCTCGAAAAGTGTGGAGTCATTTTTTCTAGATCCTGAAGTTTCTGTGTAGTACTCTGTGCCATCTGGGTTTCTTATGTTGGTAATGATAACATTGGTAATATCATATCCATTGCTGCTTGAGTCTACGCGGACGTCTTGCCTTGTTCTAGCCAAAAGCATTGTGTCCTTAAACATTTCAACATCTACCTCAACCTCTTCTTTGTTCTTTGCACCAGCATTAACAAAGTTTCCCGCAACAGTTCTATCAAAAACCCAAGCCTTTACGATATCTCCATATGCCCCAGATTGAGTAGTAGCATAATATACATCTGCCAACATTGGGAATTCAAAGTCAGTTGAATCGCAAGACATTAAAGAACTCCAACGGTCCTAATTGATTTAGCGTATTTTGAAAGAATCTTGTCAACAATAAGATTTCCAGTGCCTTCAAAAACCTTGTCGTCAAACTTGATCTTAAACTGATCGGTGTTATAGTCTTTAATGTATCTGCCTGCATAATTTAATCTGTCACACTTAATATCATCAATCATTAACGACACAGCTCTTTTGATGTCCGAAGGTAGGGACTTATAGCCAACCTCTAGCACCAGGGTGTAGTCAAACGAGTTAGCGAATCCACGGTAGCCAAACTTCATGTCCCAAAGATCAGACATGGCTTGTGGCAGCACTAGCTGAGTACCCTCAGACTTATTAATCATTCCATCATAGTCTGTGGTAATAGCCGTCTTGTCGTCTGTCAGCTTGTACATCGTTGTGTAGCTTTCAAGATCTGAGGAGTCATAGACCAAAACATTGTTCTCGTAAAGCTTAAGAAGCTTTTTGGCATTAACCCAGAGGGGTAGGTAGTCTCCACCAAGACCAACAGTGTCTACAATCTTTTTACGATAATAAAATCCCTCGGGCACAACCGCGTCTACGATTGCTCTAGCCAGCTCTTCATGTAGGGTATACTCAGCAATCTCTGCTTCTGTACTTCCTAAAGTGTTAGGGTCTACATATGGACGTACCACTGAGTAATAGTGCTCGGACCCATCAATAGTTACTTGATACTCTGAGTCATAAGAAGTAGAAAAAGATATAGTAACCTCGGAGGAAGAGTTGGAGGTTACGTTGCCAGAAGTTACGGTTCTGTCTGAAAGGTCCAGAATGGAGTAGCCGTACTCTGTGCTTGGGTCGGTAACTGTAATTACCGCCTGGGGAGTTGTTGAGGCAATCCTCAGTATTTCCATTTTATGCTCCGTATTCTGAAGCAACCTCTTCTGGTGTAGCCTCTCTTACGTGATTACGTGTCAGCCATCGAGCTGCTTGTTCTTTTGAAACAATGTTGTATCCTTTTTCAAGTTTTCCAACACCGCTCCAGTGAACATTACGATCAGAGTAAAGGGCAACGGTTGCTTTCTTTTGCGTCGTTTTTGCGACTGGCTTTGCAGAAGCTTTTGCGCCTGCTGAGCCGATAACCTTGCTATCGGCTGCCCCACCAATGGAAGACTTCTTCTTACCGCCTGCACCAGGTTTGTTTGGTGCAGAGATTACCCCGTTGTCTTCTTTGCTCTCATCAATCTTGAGTTGTTGTTTTGTTACTGCTTCTTTGTATTTTTCTGCCAGCTCTTCTGTAATCAACGGCTCTCCGTCAACAAGCTTTGCTGGTGCATTTTCTTTGGATGTCATGATTTTCCTCTCTCATTACATTATAACAGAATAATTAAGGGGGCAAGGTATAAACCCTGCCCCCTTAACTAATAGACTCTAAGGATTAGGAATCTGCCGCTGCATCAGCGAATGCAATGGCGTCTTCTTCTTCCCACTGAATACCGAAACGTACGAATACGGTGTACTCAATTGTGTCTTTCTTTGCAACGTACTCACGGTTAACCGTGATGTCGCGCTGGAAACCCCAGATGCGGTTTGCGGGGAAGGTTAGGTCCACGAAACCTGCTGGGTAGTAAGGAACCTCCATGACGTCGATACCCAAGACACGAGTAGTGCGAGCACCACCGAATGTCTGACCAGCACCGTCAAGGTATGACTGTGTGTTGGCCTGGGTGTTACCGTTGGAACCGAGGGCTTCAGCGATAGCGTCAGATAGAGTACCGTTGTTCTTTACGATGCCCTGGAATGCGTCGGTACCTGCGTAGAACTTAAGGTTGCTCTTAAGTGCGCGGTACTTGCGGGGCATAGCTAGAATAACGTCCTGCATTACTGCAGGGGTCCATGCATCATCAGTTACTGTAACAACAGCTTCGTGAGCATCACCGTTGGTGGTCTCGTGGTGTACGAAACCCTCCATGATGCTGAGGAAGTTGCCTGTTGTACCGTCACCGTTAATGGCTAGATCCTCGATGTCGTTTGCGAATGCATTTGTCATCAAACGAACTAGGTGATCTTCAAGTGCTGCACCCTCGATGTTGTCTTCGAGTGCCTCAGCTGAAACTTCCCAGTCCAGACGGATCTTTTTGGTGGTCAATTCGACCTTGGAGAAAGTTGCTCCGGTGTTGGTGTAGTCACCAATACCCTGTGATGCCGCACGAATAACGCGCTCTCCCACATTGACCTTCTCTAGTTCCATTGTGTTGGCTCGCATAGTTACGCGACGACCATCCTTGGCGAGAACAGTTCCGTCCCACACGTAGTCGATAAAACGACGTGCTTGTTCTGGACGGAGAATACCACTAGCTGCATCACCCGAAGGATTAACTGCGTTTGGACCAGTAGTAAGACCGAACTCGGCGGTAGGAATGTTACCAAGTGTTGAAGCTCCAGGAGTTGTTACTCCTCCGATGCCTCCAGATGCCATTGCACCCTGGGCTTGGAAATTACCTGGATTTGGATCTCCTAGTTCACCAGACTCTGAAGGCTGGTTCTTCTTGATTTCTTCCGACATTTGTCACCTCCTAAGTGATTTTACTTAATTAAATAAGTCGGCTGTTTTGAGGAAACGACCGCCCCATAGGGATTTTTCAACCTTTTCTGGTTGATCCTGCACGATCTCGCCTAGATCGCCAGATTTACGGAAAGCGGTGTCCTGCTCTACAGCATCGAACCTCTTTCCAAACTCATCAAACTGACCCTTGGTTTCTGAAAGATCGTGCTTGGCTGCAGCTACTTCCTCGGATACGCCAGTAATTGATTTCTTAAGTGCATCGACCTCGGCGTGAAGTGACTTCACGGTCTCTGCTAGATCGCTAAAGGCTGATGTAATAGTGTCTTTGATATCGGCAACTGCGTCAACAGCTACGTCATCGGACTTAGACACTTCAGCAGCTTCTTCGACAACCTCATCAGCTTTTTCAACTTCTTCGGTTTCGACGGTTTCGGCCTTTTCAACCTCGACCTCTTCAGCGTCTTCTGCTACTGCTTCTGCCTCTACCGCTTCATCGGCTTTGGTTTCTTCAGCAACTTCGACGCCTTCTACTGCGGCATCTGCCTCGGGAGCAACCTCATCTGATTTTTCTACAACCTCTTCGAGGTTAGTGATTTCATCAGTCATAGGACTTACCTCCTTTGTCAACTTAACTGTATTAATGCCTTTAGCACTATCAATTAAGAGCTTTACCATATCTTGTTTTTCATTGTCGCTTTTCTCAACAAATCCAATGTTTGCCATGCTGATTCCAGATGTAGGACTTATCTCAGTCTCATTTTCTGAAAGCATAACAAGGCCGCTTTCTTTATCCCAAAAAACATTTTCTAGAACCACGTCAACACCCTCGCCCTTNATGGTGTCTACGCCATCTACCTTTTCTACAGATAGGATGCTTGCAAACTGGTTTGCTGGAGAGTCTACTAGCGAAAGCTCTACAAGGTCATAATTTTTAATAACGCGAATCTGAGAGTCTGACTTTTCGTCGTATGCATCATCCCAGTCATTCATTTTGCCACCAATAGAAAAGCCAGAAAGCGTTCCGTCTAGGACCTTTTCCCACGTGTCCTGGGCACCCTTAGATACGTATGCAGAAACGTAAACGCCGCTATAGAACTTTTTGCTTTCTGGATCAAAATATTTGTCTTCTTTAAATGATATCATTTTACCTACTGCTGTAGGCTGGTGCATCTCACGGATGTTACCCCGAAACTTTTCAAAGGCTTTAATGGATGCCTCTTGGGTAACAATGTCCATCTGCTTGTCTACGTTGTCAAGGGTAGCGAAACCGGAGACTGTACGTCTCTCTTCATCAACTTTGCTGAACGGCATAGAGAGGCGAACGCTGTCGCCTTCTGTATCCCAATGGGCTTTAAACATAGTCATACTAACCTAATTATAGCACCTTTTTGTAAAGTTTACAAAAATGTTACTATTCGGAAGATCTACCCTCTCCTTGGGCATTTCTTCCAGCAACTGTTGCGGTGCTGTCGGATTGATTGTTAGATCTCTCCGCATCTCTTTCTCTATTTTGTGCATTGTTTGCTCTTGCGTCTGTGGCCTGCCTAGAAGTCATTTCAAATGGGCTATCGCCATCTGACCTCTGTGGAAGACCAAGAACTTCTCTAGCCTCGTTGGGAACCATAATCTGATTCTTTACGTATCGCTCAAGTATCTGTGATTGTGCAATCTCATCTGTAAGGGTAAGCTCGTTAAATTTAAAGTCTAGAACATCTGTCTTTTCACGAACAATCTTATTCATAATTTTTTCAATGCTCTTCTGTGCTGGTCTAGCAACCTGCTCTTTAAATGTGCGGTCTTGTGCTAATGCTGCAGCAATGTTTGCACTGTCTGCACCACCAATTTTAGACAGAGGTACTTGGTGTGCCATAAGAACGTTGTCTCTATTTTGCTTGGAGTATTCCCGGAAAGAGGCCTCCTGCACACCGTTTTCGATTGGCTCCATTTTAAACTCTACCTTGTTACCATCGCTATCACCAGGCAATGGAATGTATAGGGATCTGTGAGACTGTCCTTTAAGACTTGTCTGCAAGAACCTAAACATCTTGTCTTCTGCGTCAGCAGACAGCTTGGCACCTTTAAGAGTTACAACATATCTGGGAACGGCCTTGTTGCTAAAGTAGTCAATATTGTACTGAGAGGCTAGCTGATCTCCGTGTACTGAAGAAATCGCAGACATAATGTCTGGGATTCCGTAAAAGGTGTTTAGTGGAGAATACTCTTTGAAGTGAATAATTTCATTTGGTCTGGTGTCAGTAGTGATTGGGTTTACGTTCTTTGCCCCAAAGTTTCTAAAGTAAACAACCTTTTGGCCAATAATCTGAACGTAGCCATCTTTAAGTCTGCGAACTCTCATTGTCGTTGCGGGAATGTGTCCTAAGTAACCAATATCTCCACTGGTTGTTCTACCCACTTCAAGGTAGCCGTTACCAGTTGCCTGAACATCTGTGTAGAACTTCATCATGGTGTTAGTAAAAGAGTCATCATCATTAAGATTTTCTAGCCAGTCACGCATAGAAATTTTTAGTCTTTCAATTCTGTTTCTGGCTCTGTCTACAGCGGCGCGATCCTGATTAGTTTCCATTCTTAGCATTGTGCTTTTGGAAACTTCTAGATCATAGCCAAGCCCAACAATNTTTTCTACCTTAGCGTCAATGGCTGCGTGATTAGCGAAAGATGTGTCGTAGTAGTTTGCAAGCTCGTAAAGATTCCATGGTGGGGTGATGACATCGAACATGCCGTAACCATTTCTAAAGACAGTGCCTGGATTAATCTCTTTAGACTTTGCCCCGTCTCTTCCTGAAGCAGTAGCCATAGCATTGTTTAGGTAAGCCTCTGTTGGCTCTGCATTCTTTGCAATTCTGGTTGCTCTGCGTTTAAAGTTATTGTCAAGTCCAGAAAAGCTTTTGATGTTGTCCCAAGATTTTACGAAGGGGTCTTGAGCTTTAAATACATCTTCCTGATTCTCAACATGATCAAGGCTTGCGCCGATTATAAAATCTTGACTCATTAACCTTCGTCTCCATATGCCTGTAGGGTTTTCTTTGCAGCAATGACAGCACCAAGGTCATTCATGTTTGGCAATAGGCCCTGGCCCATTCTGTCTACCTGCTCGCTGTGCTCTTCGTCTGAAATCTTCTTCATGTTGGGGTAAAACTGGGCCTTGCCCTCTGCCTGCCCCCAATACCTTGCGGCATCCTTTAGCTGATTAATTCTAGTTTCGTCTCCGCGCATTGACTCAATAGAAAGAGCGTTACCCTCTCCGTCTGTAAAAGCTTTGCCGTTTGGCTTGTGCCAGACATAAGTGCCAAAATTTGAAAAGTTTTCTTCTACTACCTGTACTTTTGTTTCTCCCACTTGACCGGGAAAGCGTGGTTTACTATTATTCATAACCACTAGTATACCACATTATGTAGGTGTAACCGCATTCTGTTGCCATGTCAGGTCCTTGAATATGTTATATTCATAATCTTTTACCTGCAATGTGTTTGTNCTATCTGCCACAATCCTCTGNGTNCCCGTATAAATGTTAAAAATNGTTTCACCATCTATTTCTTCTCTAATAAGTGCAGAAAGCTTTAAGACTTCGTCCCAAACAAAGCCAGCTCCCGGAATTGGCACCGTCTCGTCACCGACCTGCTCTTTACCTGCCCAATAGCCCCACTCCAAGTCTTCCCCCAGGTTGTTTCTAACAGAGAACCACTGCCTAAAGCCAAATCGCTCTGAGTCATCTGATTTAGATGTTTCGTAAAAACTAATGTTATCAAAGCGAATGGGGCTGGTGAATCTCAAGGCTCCAGAAGATCTGCCAAAATCTAAGAACTCTGGGAAAGATATTCCCAAGAACATCCAAGAGTTGGGGTACAGGATAGGCCTTTTAGTTGGCTTACCGTTAGTAAAGTAGAATATGCCAGACTGAAGATTTTTATTTTCCCTACTGATAGCATAGATTTGTCCACGAGTTCTGTCTACGCTGTCAGATATTAAATAAAAGTCTATAAAGCCTTCTGCAGACTCAATTTCAAATATCTTTACCGGAACTTGTGGCATTAGATCTTCGGAATATCTAAGGGCCATTTGCATTGAACCTATTTTGAAAAAGTTTGCAGCGTTACCGTTGATGGCAACACTCATTTTAGAATTAAAAGAATTAGAGAATTCTCCAAGCATCTGAATTCCGCTACTGGCCGTGTTGTATAGGTATGGAGAGCTGCTCTTGTAAATGCTAAAGGGGCTTACGTTTCTATATGTAGAATAAAGCCCTGCCTTAGATAGAGGGATAATGTCTTTTCCTGTTTTTGTTCCAATTCTTGTAGGCGAGTCAGTAAACGCTTGAGAGGCTAGCTCAAGTGATCTGATAACAAAAGGATTAGTAGAAATGCTTTCTACATCAAACTCTAAGTGCAACTTTAAAGCAAGGGAGTCAAAGTTTACCCCGGATGGAGGATATATTACTGCACCGTTTACAACCTCATACTTAGAATATAGCCACTCGGATCCAGGCCTTACCACTTTGTTTTTGCCCAACTGCTCAACGTTTAAGAAGCTGCTAGAGGTAGAGCTTGCCCCACTTTGCAAATATTGAAAAGATACAAAAGCTTTTACCATTGATCCATTAAGGTTAAAGTATTCCCCCACAACATTTTCTGCTATTGGACAGCCCAAGTTAAACTGAATAAAGGAAAGGGAAGAGCGTACGTCCCCAGTGCCGTCAACAAGATCTTTAGAGAAGTAGCTTAGGGGCAAGTAGTCTTCCCAGTAAGAGTTGCATCCAATATCTAGATAGAAATTATTCAAATATTTTTTAGCCTGTAAAGTATAGGTTGCCGTATGCTCCTCTGTCCCAATAGTCACAAAGTCATATGGGTCTCCGCCGTCAAGTATTAACGACCAGTATGATGGTGGTGGGCTAATGGCGTTACCGTCACCGTCTACAGTACTTCCAAAATAATCTGCTCCTGCATCGTAGAAGGAATCTCCAAAAGAATTAAAAACATTCTCGTAGTCTACCGGCACCCCGTAGTCAGAGAAGAAGTGTTGAATCTTGGTTAGGTTTCTTGCATTGCAAAATCCAATTCTCCGAATCAATCCCTTGTAGGTATTTTGGTATTCTGGATTTCCTCCTATGTAGAAAGAAAGCCTTTGTCTGTTTCCAAAGAAGCTTGCTAGCTTGTCGCCCTTGTCTCTTACAAACCTTGTAATGTCTAGACCAACAAGAAATCTGTCTCCCGTGTGCTGACCTCTAGACTGATAGAATATATCCTCTTCATACTCGCCATTAGCCTTTAAGAAATTAAAGGAATATATTACGTTAGTTTCTAGAATTCCACTATACGAAACTTGGTCTAGATATATCTCTACATAGTCTTTGCTTATATTGTTTACAATTTTAAAGAGTGTTTGTTTTTCTGGCCAGTCAGCAGCAGTTTGAAATATACCGTAAAAAGCTCTAGTCTCTTCTGACAAAAAGTTCATGTTGTTAAAAACAAGATAGCCTTCCGTTTCTTGCCAGATACTTTCCGAGTCGCCGCTAAGAGAGTTGGAGCTGTTTGCAAAGTGAAGATCTGGCCTCAAAGATATAAATGTGTCTTCTGGATTAGAGTTTGCCAATGCCAAAGACTGAAGCCAAGAATTACTACTGCTTTCTTTATTAAACTTAGCTTCTGGTAATGGGTGTATCGGCATTTTCAGAGCATCTTCTTCTATGCTTAGGTTGTCAACGATACCGCCAGACCAATTGCTATTTCTTGGAAAGTTATAATTTTTTGCATAGTTTGCAAAGCTGTAATCAATGTTTACAGAGTTAGCAGTGTTTAGTCCTTTAATGTCTGAGGGCGACTCAACAGCCTGACCATATACCCACCTTCTCTTAGAAACATCGTTAGCCACCATATATGGATATATAGCTATGCAGTCAAGTAGCAGGGCGGGGACATCTTCGTAACAATAAAACCCAAGCCAATTCAGCTCCTGGTTTAGAGAGTTTGTCTGAGGTGGAAAAGAATAGCTTTCCTGTGTTCTATCTATAGATCCAACGGTAGATCCATTCACAACCAGATCAGCAACCTTAGAGTCTAGTCTTATGTTGATGAGCATAGGTCTGTCCCATTCTCTTACAAAGTGAGACACGAACTGTCCACCAACTCTTAATTTTAAAAACGGTCCATCGACATATATTCCGTCTAAAGATCCTACGGGGCCAAATATTTTTCTAGGAACTACCGCACTGGAAGCAATTTTAATCCAGAACTCTGCAGTAAGCTGACTGCCACTTCCAGAAGAGTTCATAAAATTAAATCCAGGAATAATAAGAGATGGCTCGTTTGGAGAGCTTGGAGTTAGCCTTGTGCTATTTCTCGTTCCGTATATAATTGGCAGTGCAGAGTTTTTAGCCAAAAGATAGTTGTCTTTGATTAGGTAGTATCCATCAGAGCCTTCAAGACCGTACTGTTTTGCTGCAACTCCAGAATAAGACTTGTTGCTTACATTTGCTATATTCAAAGATGTTATGGATTCTTGAGACCTTACCCCCAAAGACTCTAGCTGATGTTCTTCTGACCACTGCCCGACAGATATTCCATTAATTGCAAACTCATACACTTCTGAATCATTTCTGTAAAAAAATTCTAGAAAGAATTTGAGATCTTCAAAGTTTTTCGGTAGCTCAAATGTTTCCGATAGTCCAGACCAAGACAAGGTTGAAGTTGCAGATACAGACTTTACGGCTTCGTTTGGAGTTCCTGGATTATCTGGATCTGTCCACCTAATTCCGACCCTTACGTCTAAAACTTTTGTATATGAGTATACAAAAACACTGACCCCTACAGTTTTTATTTTACTAGAAAAATCTGATGGCTGATAGTTTCTAGGACTTTCAAAAGAGATGGTTCCTAGGTTGTCTACTGTACCTATTACTCCATTAGTGTATTCATTTTTAAAGGGTGCCGTCGGGGGTGGCACAGCAACATAGGGACTACCGCCATAAGCATCGACAACACTAGAAACGCCTGCCGAAGTCCATCCAGAAAGATCCTGCTCACTTACATTTAAAAGAGAAATGTAATTACTTACATCATCTAAAGCCCAGAGACTTAGTGGGTGTTCGGCAAAGATCTTAGTCGCATATAAATTTAGGGGAGTGACCATATAACTAATTTTATCACAATTAAGACTAATATTATTAGTGTATTAAGCCTGAGCCTCGCCCCATGACAACTTAGCAGATGCTCTCGTCTCGTTACCCGTAAGTCTGGAAACTGCAACGGTTAGGATGTCTGGACCATCTGGGAANATGTTGTCGCCACCAAGAATTGAGTTTGAAAGCTCAAACAGGGTGTCAATGTCAACCGTGGTGTTTGACTTATCTCCATCAGCTCCGCCCTCTGCTTGGAAGTTGTAAATCTGGATACCTCCAGAAATAGTGTCCTGAGTAGAGTGTTGCACTAACTCAACAAGTGATGGCTGAGGTACGGGCGTGAATCCAAGGTTGTTAAGTCTTCCATTAAGAATTAGCTTTACCTCCAGCAATTCGTTTGTTGAAACCCCAAGCTCGCGCATCCTTACCTGCATTCGGTTAATAATATCTCTATCTCCAAGCTTTCCGGTAAGACCAGAGTCTACCGATGGCGAAAGTCTCAGGGAGAGCAGTGGCTGATAGTTTGGACCACTGGTGTTGTTTAGAGAGCCGTCTGGATAAAGGAAATATGTGTACTGAATGTTTCCCTGAGAAGTGAAGTTAAGGACTTCTGCGAAAAGAACATCAATGTCGGTCCCCTCAGCAACGAACCTAGATCCTGGATCTGGGTAGGTATTTACAAGCTGACCAGATTCATTCCAGATAAGCTTAACTGCACCGACTCCACCCTGGCCGTTTTCACCGTTGTCATTATCGGCACCACCTCCACCACCACCGTAGTTTCCGCCATTTCCTTGTGGACCATCTCCTCTAGTACCGTCTTGACCACCGGAGCCCCCTCCACCACCGAGAGAGTCTCCCCCCGACTCAGCTGAGCCCTGGCCGTTTTCACCAATACCGTCAATTCCGACACCACCACCACCACCAGATGCGTCGCCTGAATCTGCTGATCCAGAACCACCACCGGCACCACCCTGACCGTCTTGACCGTTTTGATCTGGGTCTCCACCGTTACCACCATTTCCAGAGTAACCACCAGCACCGCCACCACCACCAGCGTCGTCTCCATCGGAGTTACCACCTCGTCCACCGTTACCTCCACCGTCTCCTACGAATCCACCACCAGCACCACCAACTCCTTCTTGGCCCCTTGTTCCGCCAAACCCAGCAACTGTTGCGGTACTGATAAAGTATGAGTCTCCACCATCTGTAGAGTTAAACCCGCCATCAGAGTCGGTGTCCCTAATTCCGCGAGCACCAACAACGACGGTGTAGTCTTCTCCGGGAACAACTGGAACGCGGTATCTCCAACCAAGGCCTCCACCTCCACCACCACCTGCGTTNGTAGAGTCTCCTCGGTTACCTCCACCACCACCACCTACGGCGACAACAGAAACTTCGGTTACGCCTGCTGGGGCAGTCCAAGATGTAGTTCCGGCACTTGTAAATTCTTGAGAGCTAAAGATGCTATAGGTAAATGTGTCAGCATCTAAAACTGTAATGCTGTATGACCCACCAGAAACTCTGGATGATCCGTAAACTCCAACATAGTCTCCGGTAGAGTAACCGTGGTCCTGAGCATAAACGGTAACAAGGTCTCCGTCTTGCTGAGTTCTAATTCCACCTTCAAAATCATTAAATCCTCTAATTGGAGCATTTTTAGGAACTAGGTGAATTTTATCTGGAGAATTGACAAAAACTTTGTAGGTTTCGTTGCTCTCCAAGTTTGGCGATGTGTTTGATCCGGTAACTTCTACCTGTGGGTTTTCTGCATCAACACCGACAAGACCATTGGCTGAAATTGACTGGAACTGTACATTGTCTCCGGTACGGAAACCGTGAGTAAGAGAGGTGATTAAGTCATCTGCAATATTAATTCCAGAGGAAGCAAAAGACTTTGTAGTGGTTCCAGATATATCAAGAGTCTGGCTACCGGCGGTAAATAGGTAGCCTCGGTCATCATCAAATCTACCATCCATAATAACAGATGTTCCCCAGTGGAATAGAGACGGAATATAACTTGGCTCTAGGCCAGTAGAAACTTCATACCTTCCAGGAAGGTTTCCAGAACGGAAGTAGGATTCGTAAAGAATATTGTTGTGCTTAAACTCATGCACGTATCTTACTAGGCCATCGTTAGTTTTAAAACCGAAGCGAATCTTACCAGCACCATACCAGGAGTAGTCCATGTAAGCCATCTGAATCCTGGAAAGGTCTAGGTTGTATCCAGATGGACCTTCTCCATTGCAAGTGTCTACGTTCCAGTCTGACTGCTTTACCTTAGTATCCACAGTCTTCGTAATAATAATTCCAGATTTTGCAGGGACAAAAGAGTGTACCGCNGTTGTTCCCACACTGGAGATTGCTACTGGGCTAACCGAGTCTGGAGTTGGTAGAACCCTAAAGTTGTTAGCATCTACAACATCTGCATAATAAGTATTTCCATTGATAAGGCCACCAATTTGATCTCCATCAATAGAGTTGTATTCGATAGGAATCTTGTTACTTAGACCGTGCCCGGTAATAGAGAAAACTCCAGAATTAATATCAAGCTGAGTTCCTGGATCGAAAATAAGTTCAAGACCTGTGGAGCCACGATACTCTGGCCTTACAGACATTCTGGTATCGCTTTCAATATCAATAACTCTATAGGTCTGACCCCTCATTACAATACTGTCGCCCTCTGCAAACTGAGCTGAAAACCTTGTCTTGTCTCCAAAGATTAGCTCACTTCCACGCAGTGCAGAAACTGTTCCAGCTGTTTGCTGAGTAGAGCTTCTACGAACACAGTATATTTCTTGTCCATCAAACTCAAAGAACATCCCGTTTTGAGAATCAAACATTCCGGATCTTAGGGCTCCATTGGTCCAAGAGGTTACGTGGAACTGTGGGAATCCGTACGCGGTTGACTCTACTCCCTCGGGGACAGATGCATTTATTAGGAACCTCACGTCGTCTCTAACTGTTACAGGGAAGTTGCCGTTAAACGTGGTGCTTTCGGCTCCGGTAGAATCTTGAGCTTCATTGACTTGAACTAAAAGGCCGTCAATAAGGTTGTGTGGCCTTCTTGTTGTAACTAATACTTGTGTAGAGCTAAATCTTTCCATTAGCTCGATGTCAATCGATGGCTTAAAGTTGATAGCAAATGAGATCTGAATACCCTTACCAGACTGATAACGGAAGTACTTACGAGTTTGTCTAATAATTTGACCATAAGAGGTAGTGTTTCCAGTAGACATCTCAACACCACCGTCAAACGGTCTGTGAAGAGAGTAGCCGGAAGGTCTTACATATACGAATGTGGGATATGCGTAATCTACTTCGGTGTGTGCTTCTGCGTATGGTCTTGCTACGGTAATCTGTGTATCTGAACCTACCGCTGTAATTTTTCTAACAATTGGCCCCCTTGGCTGCTCTTGCAAAAGTGTAAAGTCTGAGCCAGAACCAGTACTACTAAAGGTTACAAAGTTAGTGCCAGATATTGCTGCTGATTTAGAAGAGTATAGCTGGAAAGAGTTAGCGTCTACAACTCCAACATAGTAGTAGTATCCATCAATAATTGGAGTAGGCGCAACTCCGGCTCCAACACCAAACTTAACTATATCTCCAGTCTCAAAGGTGTGCGCAATTTCAATTCTATCGTTGGCAGTGTTTACGTTAGAGTCTGCAAATGTTAGCTCTTCTCTAATGTTTTGAGGATACAGAGTAAACTTATCGCCAACTTTTAGAATTTTAGAAAATGAGGTACCGTTACCATTAACAAGAATAGATCCCTGCTCTACACTGACGTTACCACTGCCCACGACAGTTCCATTTAGCTGATTTGTTGTAAGACTGTGACCAATTCCAGTACCAAAGTCTGTCAACTCAATGATGTTATTTGCAAGAGCATCTTCTAGTGTTGCAGCTAGCCTAAAGTAATCCTGGTTTACGGTAACAACATAATACTCATTGTCAGTTCCTCCTGCTCCTGGAAGATTTGTTAATCCACCAATGGGAGTCTCTCCAGCAGAAACACTGTATGCAACCTTTGTTCCAGTAAGGAATCCGTAAGATGGAGCGTAAAAGGTGTTGTTTTCAATGTTTATTGTAGACCTGGGGTTAACAGCAGTAACAAGATTTGGCACAATGCCTCTTGCTCTAACCTGGAAGCTTTCTGCAGGAGGTGCTCCTGGNGTAATTTCGTAAATTCCGTCTGGAGTTTGGACCAAAGAGGTTAGTGAGTGTATTCCAACGCCAGCAGGAGAGTCCGTAATGTCAATTGCTGTATTGGTATTAACATTATCTAAACTTGTTGCAAGCTTAATATTGTCAACATCTACAAGAATTACGTAGTACTGCTGTCCTGTCGTAAGTCCGTCAATTGCGCCTTGTCCTCTAGAATCATACTCCACAAGCTCTCCGTTTTTGAATCCGTGATTTGGTACAGCAATTGAGTTTGCGACAAAGTCTATGGTTTCAATAAACAAAGAGTGTGTCCCAGTACCGGTATTTGTCAAATCGACTGTGCTTGCTACGGACAAGCTTTGATCCGTATGCAGTCTAATCGTGCTGTTATCAATTCTGTCTACAAAATATTCGGTGTCATCTGCAAGACCCCCAACGCTGTTTCCACCGTTATTTGCATATCTAACTACCTGACCACTAGAAAGACCGTGGTTTTGAATATAAAGAGTATCTACGCCAAGGTTTACGGTTAGGAAGATAAAGCTGTGACCACTGCCCTCGCCGGGTCCTTCTAAGTCTACGCTGNTATTTGCGTTAAGAGAGTTTTTAANTTTAAAGTTGTCTGCGTCTACAACTTCTGAAACGTAATAAGTGCTTCCATCAAGAAGTGGTGGAATGCTTACNCCGCCGCCATTGCTATACAGAATTGGCTGGTCGAGAGTAAACCCGTGATTGGGAATGTTGAATGTNTCAAGCTGTGCGTTAATGATAAGTCTTGTTACGAAGTCTCCGTCATTAGTTTTTCCTGCTGGTACGCTAAAGTTTACGGAGTTACCTGCATCAACATCTGCTGGCAAAGAAACAAGCTTGTAAGAAAAGTCATCCTGCTTAACAATGTAGTAAACCTGACCATTTGTAATGTC